GAATTCTTTTTGTAATTTCATTTTTCCCATACCATAAAATAATCCTAGGTTAATAGTTTTAGCCTGACTTCTAGGAATCTTAGCCATTTCGGCTACGATAGCATGGAAATCTGTTTTTGGATCGTGTCTATAAGCTTCGACCAATGTTTCAGTGCCTGGTAGTTCCCACTTCAATGCATAATTAACTACAATTCTAGGTTCTTGTTGAGAATAATCAAAGGATCCCCATTGACATCCTTCTTCAGGAATAAATATTTCGCGTATTCTTTTTCCAATTGGTCCCTTGGCAGGTACCTGTTGAAGATTCGGATTACTCATTGAAAAGCGTCCAGTCACTGTTCCCCCTTGATCTGATCTAATTTGATTTATGTCTGCATGAATTCTACCTTTATGTACAAAACTTAGTAAGCCCTCTACAAAAGCACTCTTTGCTTTATCACATTCTCTAGCTCGAGCTATCATCCTAAGATATTTATTTTTATGTGTTCTTAAATACTGTTTAGGAAGTTGAGGCATTCCTGACTTAGGGGTCTTTTTATAATCTGTAATCTTTTGCTGCTCTAACAAAGGTTTAATAGAGGCAGATGCCCATATCTCCACCTTGATTCCTGTCTCTTTGTGGATATCTTTTATGAGCTGGTCTCGTTCTGTTTCTAATTCGTTGCCAAATTGTTTCGCTTTTTCAACGTCTACGCGAACTCCTTTAAATTTCATATCCACAAGGCAAGGAAATAAATCTGTTTCTAATTTAAAAATTTTTTCTAGGTTTTTCTTCTCTCCTTCTGGATTAACAAAGAGAGTTTCTTTTAATTTTGGCTCAAATATATTCCACAGTTTTAAAGTTAACTTAACGTCTTGCTCAGCATAGTCCTTTACCAAACTGTAGGGAAGTTTATGCATATTGTTGAGAGGATCTTTAATACCATACTCTTTAAGGGACTTATCTTGAAGATCATATTTATATTTAGACTCTGTTAGATAATCTTTACTTATTGAATCTAAAGTGTATCTCATTCTATTTTCATCGATCACAGATGCAGCAATCATTGTGTCTAGCAATTCTCCTTTAGGCATCAGCCCACTTTCCGCTCTAATCCAACACACGTCGTACATTGCATTATGAAAAACTTTTTTAATATTTGAATTTTGAAATAATTTTTTATTTAAAATTTTCCAAGTATGGTTAGGATCTAAATTTCCACTCATAGCGTGTCGAATAGGGAAATATAAAGTTTGTTTACCGGTGCATACACCTATGCCACACACGTAACCAACGCCACGCACAGCTCCTGATCCTTTTGTTTTTAAATCTGGATCATAAGTTTCTAAGTCAACTGCAACAATATCAATTCCTTTTAAATCTAAATCACTAATATCAGGTGCAGTACACATTAGTCTTTTTTCCTTCCTAAGACTCCCCAATAATTAGGTTTGTCTAGAGGCCCTTTTTTAGTATCTGGTGTTGGCTTTAAAGTAAAACCTTTAGGTAAAGGTTTAACATGAGGTGTATCAGGATAATCTCTTTCTATAACCATATCAATATAGTGCTTAGCTTTTAACAAATCCTGCTTTCCTCCTTTATCTGCATGTCTGCATATATACTTTATTGCATTACCTTCTGCAAATAATAGTTTATTTTTATTTGCAAATTCGCTCGGTTGAATTTTAAATTTTAAATAGTGAGCGCCACCTATCTGCTTATCATATGGTCCCATATCTTCCTAACTCCTTTCCAGTTTCTGATCTTAATACCCATACATCATAAATACCTCTACTAAACATTGTGTACTCTAATCTTAATTCAACAAATAAAGGCTCACGCTTTTCTCTAAATAAACTAAGGTCTCCTACAACATTATCAAAAGTAGTTCCTTTTATTTTATGGATACTTCCATACTTAACTCTTATCTTTCCATCAAAATCAAATCCGTTCTTTAGAACTCTTCTAATGTAGAACATTCGTTCTTGATGTTGTTTTACATCTAAACCTTTCGCACGTTTTCTTAATAAATCAAACTGCTTAACAAGTTTGGCTTCAGGTTTTAAAAGTTTTTTCTCAATAAGTTCATCAATAGTATAATCTTTATTTATCCAATCTTCAAATTTAAAAGTACCTTTACCAAAAACTATAGCCCTACTTCCTAAATACTCCCAAAAATGTTTTATTTGTTTTATATTTTTAGGAGCATTTTCGGTAAAGCTTGGCCACTCATCATGACATTTTAATTCTTTAAGACTTACATGTGCTGAGCTTGTGATGTGAGCATACTCTATTCCATATTCATGGAAAAATTGTTTAATTCTTTTGTCGCTTGGCTTACCTCTGTACGCAAAAATAAATGTTTGATCGGTGTTTTTTATTTTATCTAAAAGTTTTTTTAAACCTAAAGAAGGACGAAGATCAGGTAAAGAATAAATGTTTCCTTCAATTTCTGGAGCAGGTAACCATGTTCTAGTATATCCGTAATGTTTCCAGATAGGAGCAATGATTTGTTTACAAAATTTATTAATGGCTTTTCCACATCTTTTACCTTCTGTTAATTCGTGCCAAGGGTTAGCAGATGCCTTGTGAAAATATTCTGCATCAGATCCAGCCCATTCAAAAATAGTTTGATCCGGGTCCCCAATCATGTAAAAGTGGCCATCTTTAACGTTTTTAGCCATCTTAAACACTGCTTCAAGTTGAGGACGATTAGTGTCCTGAGCTTCATCTACCATTAATACTTGAATATCAGATTCAATTTTTTTCTCGTTATATTTAGTAATCATATCCGCAAAGTCATAAAGATTATTATCTTTTTTGTATTGCTCATAAACTGTTTTCAATTCTTGTAATTGGGTTAGATTGTATGGACTATATTCTAAACGATCAGTGTTGGGATGATGCCAATGTTCTTCTAAAGTACGATTGTGACCATACGCAGCTTTTATAAATTTAAAAAAAGAATGGTCTCTATAAACATCCGAACCATATTTAGAATAGGCAAATGCAATGTGGAGTCGACATAGATTTTTAAAATCTTCATTGTCTTGTTCGTTAAAAACTTCTTTCCTGTCTAATTTCTTTTTACAATAATGATGAATAGTACATATTCGGTCTTGAAAAAATTTTCTTCGATAACCTCTTTCTCGAATTTCTGGAACATCCATAGCTGCATTTAAGATTTCATTAACCGCTGTATTAGTGTGAGAAATTAGTACAATTTTATCAGGATCATACTTCTTAAAGAACTCCCTATACTTTTCTAATAAAAATGTATGAGTCTTACCTGTACCTGGAGGACCTACTACAAATCTAGGTCTTGTCATCTTCTATCTCCTTTACTTCAATTGCTTCTCCTTCAATAATTAAACTGCTTTTAACAATGTCATAATCAGAGATGCGCCAACGAACAAAAGATTTTTTTTCATCATCTTTCCCTTTTATTTTTTTAGCTTGTAAAACTCTTTGAATTTTCATAACTAAATCTACCCTAGGCATATCTATTCTTCTTACTTCATTTAAATAGTCTTCAAAATTACCTAAATTAAATTCTAATACCTTCTTCTCTTGATCATAATGAGGACGTTTGTATTCTATTAAACTTTTCTTGTCGGTTGAAGCCTGCCTTGCACTTAAATAATGTTCAAAGTATTTAATAAATTTATTATCCTCTGCGGCTTCTTCCACATAATCATCCGAATGAGATCTTGCATCAAATTTGATTTTCATAATTTTATCAAAATCATTCTTTTTCATTTGGGGAACCCATACTTTTGCTTGTCTCATAACTTCATCGTAAAAAGGGATTTGTTTCATAAGAGTAGGACCATTCACTATTATTTCTACTTTCTTTGGCTTGCCTTCTACCATAGCATTTACTTGTACTAAGTAGCGATCTTCTCCATATTCTAAAATTTCTCCAATAACTCCAGCTCCTTGAACTGTTTCATATCCTACTCCAATCCAACTAAATATTTCTGCAATAGCCTTAGCAGAACACCCAATAATTTCAGCCAGCTTAAGCATTCCATAGTTCTTTTTTGCTTTTTTACCAGTTGTTCCTTTTTCCGCTCTATCTTCTGCTTCGTTATCATCTGATAAAATTGCTAAGTTATGAACAAACTCATTAATTTCTTCTTCAGTCCATTTAGTATGCTTTATCAAAACTCCTGCAACCGCTGTACAAAAGGCATCGCGTTGTCCTTCGGGTGCATAGAGAATACATAAGGCGGTTGAAAGAGCAACTTTGCGTAAGTCCAAATTCAAATCGCCAGGATATTCATTAATCCCCTCGTAGCTTTCCCATCTCACATGTTCATGGGCTTTACTATGCAGAGATTCGGGAACTATAGTGTATTGACTATTTCCATGTCTAATTTCACAAAGAGTAGCTCCATGTGGAAAATTTTTATAATATTCTTTAAGTTCTTTAGGAAGAGAAAATTGTTTAAAATCTAATTTCCCTTTCCACCAGTAATGACTTTTTGGATTGCTTGGTCTTCCAGAAATAGAAGCTCCAGGTCTTACATATTTAGTTATAAATCTTTTTGCTAATTCATTATCAATATCAAAATCAATATCTTGATCGAGTCTTAATCCAATTGCGCAATGTGTGTATTTTGTTTTCCATTCTTCTTTCGTTATTTTTAAATTTAGATTGCTCCAATCAGGAACAATAGGGGTTCCTTTGAGACAAGGAATAATAACCCTTCCGGAATCTATCCAGTGTTCATACGTATTCGGTGCCTGTTCAATCGCTTTCTTCATAATAAGTTAATGGGCGGGTTAACTCTCGCGCTCCCGCCCAACTCCTTGGAGTTTTTATAAACTTAGCGTTTTCCTTTTGGCTTCATCCGCTTCAGGTTTGGCTTGTATTTCGCCTTTCCCTACACGTTCAGCAAAAGTTCTAGCGATAGCATAAACTGCTTTATCAGCTACTGGACCGATTTTCGTCACATCCCAACCAAACCAAGTTCCTTTGTCATTAGACATCTGAACTGTTTTTAGTTTATAAATGTGGCTATATGTTGGCGGAGTGAATACACCATTTGCCCCTTGCATTCTAATCCCCATCATCATTGAGTTCCATTTTCTACTCACTTTTAATTGAGTAGCTTTCATAGAAATCAAAGCTGTTGTAGGATTTTTTCCCAAGAGAACTACAAAATGGTTTGCAGTATTCTCGATATAATTACCGTTTGGTAATCTATCTTTGTAAGATTTATCACGAGTAGTTTTACTCATGATATCACTTGTAGCTTCATGTATTGCTACAGGTGCTCCTTTACTCTCACCTCTGTCTTGCCATTCTACAAGTTGTCTTTTGTAGTATACTGGCAATACTTCTATCCCCTTACTCCCGTCATAAATGTCATTCGTGACAGTGTTGAGAATCATGCCAGGTTCTGCACCTTCGACATACTTCCCATTCCTTTTATTTACTTCAGGAGATAGTTGTCCTAAGACTTTCAGAAATGGTAACGCAAGATCTTCTTGCGAAATATTCTGAGAGCCAGCATTAGCATCAGCTTCAAATAAGTTTGAAGACAATGCACCTGCATTTTCGCGTTTCATGATATTTGTTTCTTTGTTCATGATTATTGTTTCCTTTTAATTGTGGTTCTGTTTCCTGCGAACACGTTAAAAATATCCGTTGGCATATCTTTGCCTGATTCAATTCGCTCACGGACGAGAGCTTTCAGGGTCATAGGTTCAACCTTCAACTTTTGTGTCGGTTGAAATCCTTGACCCTTCGCAAGGTTACCTCCTTTCT